GGTGCGCCTACTTGCCAAAACGCACTAAGTAAAACTATGCAAATTAAAAGAGAAGATATTGAACATTACAAGAATTTGAAAACTGCTATTAAAAACGCAGAACATGGAACTGTTTTAGTTATAGATAATAAAACATTTATTGCAGTTCAAAAATACGAAACAACTGAGGAGTGTGCAAAAGTGTTACATAAAATAATGACAGCTAACTAATATGAAATACGCAATTTATTTTCACTGGTATGTTGAAACATCCGAAGATTTGGATTGGGACGAAAAAGCAAAAGACTATGTTCCTAACGGTACTCAAATCTTGGCAGAGGAAAACATGGATTTTCTTCTCATACCAAACATGACAATTAAATTAGAAGAAGCTGATAAAAAACTGAAATGGATGAACTTTCAATGTTGGTTAAACTTTGAAGCACCAGATGATGACATTGCAATAAAGATGGCTGATGAAGTATCAAAAGATTGTGGAATTGATTGGATTCAAGTTTGTTATTTATTGGAAATGCCACATGAAAGAAAGGTTGCTCAAATGGGAATGGATATAGATGAGCCAAATTTACCAAAACTAAAAGTATGAAATATCTATACATAATTGAAACAAAAGAAACATTTGATGTTGGAAAAAAGAGAGTCATTGAAATGAAGGTAGGCCATATTTATGAAAATGAAGCTGAAGCTGATGTAGTAATGGATATGTATATTGCTGGTGGAACATTTATTCGAAAATTAGCAGTTTCAGTTTTACGTGAAGAAAAATAATTTATGAAAACCGCTACCGTTTGCTACATTTGTAAAAAGATAAAACGCACATCTGAGATGTATAACGTCAAACTTACAGAGTTTGTTCCTGGCACCATTCTTGATGGACCAACAATTGCTAAAGTTGAAAATAAAATCCTTGTATGTCGAGTAGACGCCAAGAAGATGGGATATTCAGTCAAAGCAGGTAAACAAAAAACAAAACCAGATGAAAAAATTACAACCTAAAGTACAACCAGATCAAATAAGTGTTCGTCTTTATCGGGTAAAGTCAGAGTCTAGGGGCGTTGATAAAATGTTGCGTAACTACCAGCCGTATGAGGGGAGTCCATATACTACAATTTCTGAATGGGCTGAAATTCTTGTAGATGATTATGACATTTTAGTTCTTCATGATACTCAAGATGAGTGTCTAGTAGTAGTGATATTAGAAGATGAGCTAGTAGAAATTACATCATTAGAGTGCAATATACACCACAAAAAATAATATGCCACAATTTGAAGCAGAACGTATCAGACCAGAAGTACACCACCGATCATTGGAGGAGTTCATTTCTATTGGAATGACACTCAGAGAAAAGAAAGACAATATTTCATGGGATTATGGCGATCTTGCTATTGAAGTTACAAACACCCTCGGAACCAAGTACCTCAAAGAGTTTTGCAAAGGTGTCGGTATTCCAGTTGAATCAATCCGTAGATATCGAGATGTGTCAAAAGCATATCCAAACAAAGATTTTAGAGAATCAGTGAGGGCTCTTTCATGGTCGCATTTTAGAGTAGTTGCAGCTCAATTAGATCGAGAGCAATTACTCATTCGAGCGTACGATGAATCATGGTCGGTTGAAAAGTTAGCTGAAATGACCAGAACACGCAAATCAACAGAGCAACAACTTGTTGACGATGGCTTGCCAGTACCACCAAAGCCAGAACTCTATTTCTGCCCCGGATGTCGTCACTGGTATATTCTTTCAGTTGAAGAATGTCCAAGCGAAGGGCAATGTCCAGAACTCAGTAAATAGTTGCATTATTGGTTTGCTAGGTGGTATAATTCCATTATGGCTAAACAACACAAACCAGTTACAATTCCCGATGCAGTATTCCAAACACTAGACTTCCTTGACAAGAAATTCAGAGAACATAAATACCTTTCTCAGATCATGAATGAAGAAATGATCCGTACTCAAGCAGCAGTCCTCAAAGCAGAAAATCCAGAAATGTTTGAACAAATGGTCAAAGGCTTTATTAGGCTTGATATTGATTGGAAACATAAACAACTCGTAATAGTCCCGACAAATTTACCAGAAAAGAAAGCGGAGCAAGTAGCGGAAGCTCTCAAAAACCACCATGCTAAAAACTCAAATTAAAGACAACCAACAATGGGCAAGAATAGGGAATGCGGTCATGCCAAAAATGATGGAAGCAATCGCAAAACAAATAGTTGTTACTTTAGGAAAATAATATGAATCAAATACAAGTCGCTGAATTTTTACGAGAGTCAAACGCAATAGAGCAAGTCTATGACTTTGAAAGTCTTGGACACGCATTGGTTGCATGGGATTATCTCACCAAACAAAAGAAACTCACCCATGAAGTCATTTTAACTACACATCGGTTACTCATGAAAGGAAAGCTTGAAAAAGATAAACTCGGTCATTATCGAAAAGTTGCGGTGTATATCGGAAACCGCGAAGGTTTGGAAGCTGGCAAGATCAATCAAGCCATGAGTAATTGGATAGTGAATTGGGAACAGACAGACCCAAGAACAGCCCATATTGCATACGAGACAATTCACCCATTCATTGATGGTAATGGCAGAACAGGCAGAATGTTTATGAACTGGATGTTTATTCAGAGAGGGGAGTCCATCGTCGTTATCAAGGAAGCAGAGAAATATGATTACTACAAATGGTTTGAAAACGCTCGGTAAAAAAACAATGTTCATTGTCTTTAGTCCATTACTGTTTTTGGACTACTTGGAGTTTGTTCTGGATCCAAAAGAAAATACCGACTTTTCTTTCAAAGACTTTTGGAAAGGTTGCAAGCAATTATGGAAACTAATAAAATAATAGAGATTAAATGCACATGTGAAGTATAAATGATAAAATGAAACTATGGCAAACAAAAGAAAAACAAATATCGAACGGTTTGAAAAAGCTCATCAAAAAAACAATAAACCTATGCCAAACATAACTGAACTAGATATCTATGAAGTAGAGCTAAAACTGATCCTTGATGAAATAAAGCGTGGAAAAGAACCGCAGGGACGAAAGATAGAAATAACACTGGAAAAGTACAAAGCGTTTTGGTTTTACTTTTTGCAAACAAGATTGATTGAATGGAGCTATGACAAGGCTACCATCAGTGAACAAACTTGGAGAACACTAAAACCTAGCTTGGTATTACAACGCTTATTAGAGCTTCGTTCTGACGACCTCAAGGCAGTGGCTATGATAAACATTAGTAAAAGAGTTCGAGGCAAGGAAGCAGTACGTGATGAAAAGGGCAATATTATTGTTCCGGCACTTGAGGGAGACATTGATGACAGCAAGTGGTTACTCTCGCAGGTTTATAAAATTGGAAAAGAAGCAACAGATCAAGACGATATACCACTGGTCGGCGCTCCACGAAATGAAAGTGAAGCAGAACTTATGGCAAAGATGCTGAACTGGCATTATGATTATCGAAACAAAAACACCGCAGATTGAGAATAGTCTACCCAATCCTAGAGAGTTACTGTTGGACATAATTCAGACAAAAAATAAAGAGCTTCTTCACGCCTGGATTCTTTATTATTTTAAGCTCGATATTCCTCGTGTCGCTATTTGTCACGACCACTGCGCGCCATTTGATTTTATATCTGACTATATTTTTGGTTTAGTTGATTTTGCTATTGTTGTTGCTAACCGCTCAGGTGGCAAAACGCTGGACTTTGGAGTACTAGATACACTGATGTCGTATTACTCAGAGGGTGCAGAGATCGCTACAGTCGGGGCTATTCAATTTCAAGCTCAAAAGGGGTACGAATACTTCAAGGACTTTTCCAAGAACTTTCCATTCGTCCACAACATTGACTCTATGACCATGGGTAAAACAGAGTTACTCAACGGCTCAAAAGTACAAATCCTCACTGGTACTATGTCAGGCGTGAACTGTTTATCAGGTGATACTTTAATAGATTGTCCAAGGGATCTGTCAAAATATCAAAAAGGTATTCCAATCAAAGATCTTGTTGGTAAAGAGTTTTATACATACTCGTTTGATATCGCTGATAATAGATTTTGTTTGAAAAAAGCAACGCACGTTAGAAAAACGGGTGAAAAGATTCCTGTTTATAAAGTTACTTTTGGCTGGAACTCACACGGAACAGGAGAGTACAAGCAAGATTCTATTACTGGCACAGATTTTCACCCACTACTGCTAAAAGATGGAACATATAAAGGGATTGGAAAGCTGGTGGTTGGTGACAGGCTGCAACCATTTTTTGTTAGGGACAGGACAAAGGAGAATATTTATCAGGGTTTACTCAGGAATAGAACCGTTCGAATAAAGCCAAATGAGTATATGGACGAACACAGGTTTGTCTATCAAGAGGTTTGTGGCTTGGTTGATTCTAATGTTCACGTTCACCATAAAGATCACAACCACCAGAATAATGAGCCTGATAATCTTGAGGGCTTGAATAAAATTGACCACATGAAGCACCATTTTGGAGATAATTTTCAATCTAAAATAACTGCAATTAGCTTGAAAAAGATGTCAAAGAGTAGAACAAAAAACAAAGTCGAGCCAATCTATCAAGAAAAAGAATATCTTCAGCAAATGGTTAAAGATGGCTATTCAGGAACTCAAATTGCAGGATTAAACAAAGTGACCAGGCAAGCAGTGCTAAAGTTCATGAGGAGATATGGCATAGTCTCAAACCAAAGAAAACAAATATTGGAGTGGCAAGAAGCCAAGATAAATCACAAAGTTATTTCAGTAGAGTTTGCAGGCTACGAAGACGTGTACGACATGACGGTAGAAGGTACAGAGAACTTTATTGCAAACGGAATAGTTGTACACAATAGCCCTCATCCTCAGCTAGTATTCCTTGATGAAATTGACTTGATGATCTGGCCAGTGTTACAGCAAGCGCTTTCAATGGCTCAATCTAAAAAGGGAGTCAAAGCTCGAACTGTTTTAACTTCTACCAGAAAGTTCGCCAATGGACCAATGCAGAGAATGCTTGATGAGGCTCCGGAACGCAAAGCTAAAGTGTATATGTGGTGTATCTGGGAGGTAATGGAAAAGCTACCAGTTGATGATCCAGTCAAAATGAAGTTGATTCAGGACACCTTCAAGGGTGCATTGCCAGCCAATACCGGTAAAGCTAATGGTTACTACTTCTGGGATGATGCAATAACGAAGTTCAATACACTTGACGAAGAAACATGGCAAACAGAGTGGATTTGTATACGTCCAGGGCTTAAAGGTGTTATCTATGGGGATAGTTACTCTGACGACAATAATTTGCTGGTTGAATGGACACCAGTAGGCAAGGGTGGCTACGTGTACATATTTGAGGACTTTGGGTTCGGTGAAGGACATCCAGACGTTATTCTTTTTTGCTGGGTTCCAACAACAATGGACAGGCTAGTGATCTTTGATGAACTTTACCTTGATCATATGGGTACTGATGAAATATGGAATAGTGTAGGGGATAAACTAGCCGGTTATGGTTTGAAGCTACCAGACAAGGCTACAGGGTCAAAGGGGAGTATCCGAGGCTGGGTGCCTGATCCTCATGGACTCACCGAAATAGAAGATAGAAAGCTCAAGGGTGCACCAATACTTAACACGCAGGAGGATAGTCAATTACTTCGAATAAATAATGGAATAAATCTTGTGCGCAGATTGTTTTCTTCTGGTAGGTTGATGATTACTGATACATGCCCACAACTTCGAATAGAGCTAATGAGTTACAAAAGAAGAAAGCTCGCTAATGGTTTGTATTCTCAGGAGCCATTGAAAGAGGACGATCACGGACCAGACGCGCTCCGGTATGGCGTTATTCAGCTATTCAAAAGAATTGCCAGGGCGTTCTTGCCACCAGATAGATCAAACAGACCACAACTGCCAGTGAAACCAGCTGAGGATAAACGACCTTGGGTACCAGAAGTTGTAGTACCTACAACAAGACCAAGTGTTGGTGGATTGACCATAGGGAGTACTGATTGGAAGTAAAATCGGGAATTGTCCAAGATTGTCGGATGCTTTCAAAAGGATAATTAAACTGTTATCATTGATTTATGGCAAAGCAAAGCACATCAAAAGTACCAGTACCCAAAATCAACTCCTCAGGTAAAGCACCAACTGAAATAGGCGATTCAGCAGGTATTGCCCTCAATGGAATCATTGTATCTAAAGATTACAATTACAAGTTTATGGGTTCGCGCAGAGTAGCTATTTATGATGAAATGCGCTGGGGTGATGCAACAGTTAAGGCCACACTTCTTGCAATCTTTTTACCTATTCTTTCAGCTCGTTGGAGAGTTGATCCAGCCAGTGATGACAAACTAGATGTTGAAGTTGCAGAGTTTGTTGAAAAAGAAATCATGGATGAAGGTTCAAGAACATGGGAAGAAACACTCGGTGAAATCTTGCTCTATTTAGTATATGGTTCAATGCCTTTTGAGATTATCTGGGAATGGCGACCAGACATGAAGCTTGGACTTCGCAAACTTTCACCTCGATATCCAGACACAGTTCTTCAATGGCAATTAAAGAATAAAGATAATGGCATTCTTCAACAGACTGTAAATGGTACCTATGAAATTCCAATGGAAAAGTTGATTGTCTTTGTAAATCAAAAAGAAGGCGAAAACTGGGAAGGTCTATCAATCCTCAGAAGTGCATACAAACATTGGTACATGAAAGACAAGTTGTATCTGATTGATGCAATTGGTGCAGAGCGTCAAGGTCTTGGTGTGCCGTATGCAAAAGCTACAGGTGTCACTGGTCCAGCAGACGAATCGAAGATGGAAATCTTGCTTGAAAACCTCAGAGCTAATGAAAAAGGCTACATGGTTTACCCTGATGGCTGGGAAGTAGGCTTCCTCGATATGAAAGCAGGAACTACAAAACCACTCTTGCCACTCATTCAACACCACGACAGACAAATCAGCAAAAACGTATTGGCACAATTCCTTGAACTTGGCGGCACCGTTGGAAGTTATGCTTTATCTGCAGATCAATCAAAGCTCTTTGTTCAATCACTTGAAGCAACAGCCAGATATATTGCTGCGATGTATAACAGATATGTAGTAAAGAAATTGGTTGACTATAATTTCATTGTTGATACATACCCAACGCTTGGATTTGATAAAATAGGTACAGTCGATATCAACGCACTCACAACCTCACTTCAAAGAGCAGTTCAAACACAGCTCATTACTCCTGATCCCGGTATTGAAAATTTACTCAGAGATGTCATGGACTTGCCAGAATTTACAGGTGAAATGCCAGTCGATTTGACTATGGCTGATGATATGCTCGCTGAACTTGATGCAGAAATGGCAAGTGTTACTGGTGATGAAATGGAAGAAGAACCACAGGAAGATCCAGAGAACCCAGGGTTTGACATGGAGGGTAATCCAATGGAGGTTGAACCAACCGTTGAGGATATTGCAGAAGCTCATGAAAAACTGGCAGAATCAACATTTATTAAAAGATATGGTTCGGCTATGTTCAAAGTATTCGAAGGTGGAGCCAGGGGACAGCCATTATCCGATGAAACCAAAAAGAAAATCAGTGAAGCCTTGAAGAAACTTGGTGGCAAAGGTGGCAAGGGGAAAGGGAAGGCAAAAAAGAAAGTGAATCCAGCAATCAAACAAAAACAGGCAGAGATCAAAAAACTCAACAAAGAAGTGCGAGAGTTCAATAATGGTGTTCGAAAAGAATTACTTGAGATGAAAGCATCAGGCAAAAAGCTTGGTCCTGAAGAACAAGCTAAAAAGCAGTTAGACATCTTTAATAAAAAGACCACTATTTCTGACAAAATAAACAAACTCAAAGATGAGATCGATACCTTGAGGGAATCAGACAGCGCAGCCAATGCACCAAAACCTGAAAAGAAGGCAGACGATCAATTGAGTGATACCTTGGAAAGAGTAAACAAGGCAATTGACCAATATGAAAAACAATAAACTTCAGGAACTACGACAGGTGTCGCATTCTTTGTCTAAAGTATATGCAGCTCAGTTATCAGGTGAGCCGTATCATCCAGACTATGAAAAGAATGAAGATAACTTCCGCAAGATAGTCAGATCAGATAATACGCTCAAAAGAGAAATGAAAAAGTATTTCTCAGAGCTATCAGAAAGATCAGCCTACTACGTCAATTGGTCAGCATTTAATTTTGAAAAGAAGGCCAGTATTTCAGACCTCATATCCTGGGATACGATCACAGAAAACAAAACAGTTGCAGCCATTTTAGCTGGTGCTTTGATTTTTGCAGTCATTGCAGGTGGCAGACAGACGGAGGAAGATACTAGGATTGATATTGGATGGTCTGAAAAGAACGATTCAGCAATAGACTTTCTCAACAAACATACATTGAAGCTATCTGGCAATCTTTCAGATACCACACTCGACAAGGTTAAATCATCGCTCAAGTTTTCACTCGAACATGGGGAAAGTACCGCTGAAGCCAGGGATAGACTCAGAAAAGTTATTGATGATCCTCGCAGAGCTGAAACAATTGCACATACAGAATCAGTCAGAGCATATTCAGCCGGAAGAATTGCAGTTGCAGAAGAAGTAGGGGCAGACCGTAAAAGGTGGGATGCCACGCTCAGAGCTTGCCCGATATGCCAACCTCTTGATGGAAAAATACTACCAATTGATAAACTGTTTAATGGGGAATATGAATACCCACCAGCACATCCTTCTTGCCGGTGTCTCATACAGATCATCTTGAAAGGTGAAAAAGTTTAGTGCTACAATGAATATATGACAGCAATCGAAATTCAATTTTTACTCGGACTCTATTTCTTTATTACTGCATTTCCAGTGATAACGACAAGTCCATTCAAAGTAACAACAACAATACAATTTATTTTTGGAGTATTACTATTAGTAGCAGTCTATTTCAAGTTTTCACTCTTGGGGGTGTAACGGCTCAACCGAACTGACCGCGAAACGGAGGCTAGGTGCTCGGGTTCGACTCCCGACACCTCCACAATATATAACTATGACAAAAGAATACAACAAAGCATTTGAAGGCAAAAACCTCAGATCGATAATTCACATCCAAGCCAATGACAAGGGTGAACTTCCAACAGAGCTTCAAGTATTGCCAGTTGGAGAATGGAATACAGAGTTCTATGGTCCAATGCAGGTAACTTTGTCGCATGTCTCTCAAATGGTTCAGAACTTCAAAGCAGGACTTAGAAAAGCAGTTCCAGTTGATGTTGACCATGATGGAGGAAAAGCTGCAGGCTGGGTGACTGATTTAATTGATAAAGGTACTGATGGTTTATATGCCGTTATTGATTGGACTCGATACGGAAAAGATTTACTAGACAATAAAGAGTACAAACTCTTTTCACCAGAATGGTCATTTGATTATATTGACCCAGAACATGGAACCAGACATGGTTCAGTTTTAATTGCAGGTAGTTTGACCAATAGACCACTGTTCAAAGAATTGCCTTTCCTCGTTGCAAGTGATAATATGGGGAAGAAGGTCACAAACGACTTGACAAACAATAAAACAATTGTGATACTTTTAGGAGAGGAACAAAACTCTCACCAAAACACTATGAACATAAACGACATACTCGCAAAGGCCAAAGCAGACAGATCAGAGGAAGAAGTAAAATTCTTGACTGATAATGTTGTTGATATTACTCCTGAACAGCAAACCCAATTAGACGAAGAAGCAAAACCAGAAGTTCCTGAAGTACCAGAACCACCAGAAGTTCCCGGAGAAGGTGAAGATAAAGAGGAAACCGTAAAGGCTTCTGAACTTTCAAGACTTCGCAAGATTGAATCAGATCACAAAGTAGCTCAAGAACAAATGCGACATGATGCGACAGAAAAAGAAATCGGTGAAAAGTTTTTGATTGCTAAAGAGGGTGCAAGAATTACACCAGCAATGAAAGCATCAGTTTTAGAGTTCACTATGAAATGCAATGATAGCCAGAAGAAAGACTTTTTCTCTATCCTTTCAGCTCTCACACCAGTCAAACTTGCCAGTGAAGAAGGCGATCCAGCACGCGCTGAGCTATTGACAGCAAACGAAAAGATAAGTAATCTTGTTAAAGAGGCAATGAAGGCTAACGATAAGTTGACTGTTATCCAAGCAACCAAACAGGTGCTTGCAAATAACAAAGAGTTATCATTACAATATGAGCAGGAGCTAAACTCTAAATAAAAATAGTACTTGCAAATTAGAAACAATTATTAAATAATAAATATATGGCAACAACAGTAGACGGACCACGACAATCAAGATTCTCAGCAGTAGCTGACTATTCTGCAAAACAATATTACATTGTTAAACAGAGTGCAGATGCAACTGCAACCCTCGCTTCCGCAGCAACGGACTGGCTTTTAGGTGTCATTATGAATACACCAAAATCTGGAGAGAACGTAGAAGTATTTGGTCGCCAAGGTGGCGGAACTGGAAAAGTTATTCTCGGTGGCACTGTTACAAGAGGTGCATTTTTAACAGCAGACTCAGCAGGTAAAGCAGTTGCTACTACTACAGTGGGAGACGAAGTATTAGGTAGAGCAAATCAAGCAGGAGTAGCTGGAGACATAATCGAATTTATACCAAGTTCACAAAGGTTTGCAGCGTTATCATAATAAAATAAATATATGGCACAAGTAAATCAATACACCATCGACACAGTTCTGACAAACATGAGCGTTGGATTTTCAAATCCAGAACTCATTGCTGAAAAGGTATTTCCAAGAATTACTGTTCAATCTCGAACAGGTTATTTCTACACATTTGATAAATCCAAGTTCCGAGTTGAGAATGATCGCCGAACAGGTATCACTCGCGCACAAAGAGTAGACTACGGAATGGTTAAAACAGCTTTTGGACCACTGTTTGAGCATTCACTTGAAGAAGGTATTGAGTACGAAGTCCGCGACACATATCCAACTCCAATGGACGCAAGAGCAGATGCTACTGAAAATGTATCTGAGAGATTAGCTCTTGGACATGAAAAAGCAGTTGCAGATATCTTGACTGACACAGCAGTTATCACAAACAACGTCACTCTTTCTGGTACAGATCAATGGTCTGACTTTGCCAACTCTAATCCTTTCAATGATATTGAAACTGGAATGGCAGAGATACAATCAGATGCAATGGTTACTGCTAACACAGGAATCATGGGCTATGAAGTATTTGCTAAACTGAAACATCACCCAGACTTGCTCGGCAGAATGTCTACCGCAAGTGTTCGTGTACTATCAGAAGATTTACTCGCTGCAATCATCGGTGTTGAACAAGTGCTTATTGGTAAAGCAATGAGAAACACTGCTAACGAAGGTCAAACTGACTCAATGAGTTATGTCTGGGGTAAAAACTTTATCCTTGCATACGTTACTCCAACTCCTGGAATCAAAAAGGTATCACTTGGATACACTTTGACTCTAGTTAACGGAAGAACTGTTGACC